CGCTGGGCAGCGACAACTACAACGCCCTGGTCGGCACGACCCCCGTGGGCATGACGTTCTCCGAAGCGGCGCTGGCCGACCCCAACGCCTTCGGCTTCTTCCGCCCGATCCTGCTGGAGAACAACGGCTGGTCGGTGCACATCAGCTCGCCTCGCGGGCGCAACCACTTTTACAAGCTGTTCCAGACCTACACCAACCAGCCCGACGCTTTCGTGCAGCGGCTTTCTGCCGAGGACACCGACGTGTTCAGCGCGATGCAGCTCGCGCTGGAGCGCAAGGTTTACATCGACCTCTACGGCGCGACCCTGGGCGATTCGCTGTTCCGCCAGGAGTACCTGTGCGAGTGGGACGCCGCTGTCATGGGCGCGGTGTTCGGCGCCGAGATCAAGCGGCTGCGCCAGGAGGGCCGGGCCCTGCCGCTGCGCTACGACCCACGGTATCCGGTGGACACCTCCTGGGACTTGGGCGTGGGCGATACCAACGTCATCCTGTTCTGGCAGCTCGTGGGCAACGCGCACCGACTGTTCGACTGGTACTCCAGCTCCGACACCGGTATCGAGCATTACGCTGAGATCCTGGCCTCGAAGCGCTACTTCTACCACCGCCACCTGGGCCCGCACGACATCGCCCACCGCGAGTGGGGCCTCAACGGCGTCACGCGCATGAGCACGGCAAAGAAGCTCGGGCTGAACTTCGATCGGATGCCCAACGTGGCGCTGAGCGATAGCATCGCCGCCGGCGCCAGGCTCATCAACAACATGGAAATCAACGTCCACGAAAACCCGGTGGACGACCCGATGGACGATTGCGCTTTCATCCTCGAAGCGCTTGAGGCTTACCACTTCACCTACGACAAAGAAAAGCGGGTGATGTCGAAGAACCCGGTGCATGACTGGTCATCGCACTACTGCAGCGCCTTGATGACCCGCGGCTTGTACGTCGCCGGCAGGAACGCCACCGGCAAGCCGATGGCGATCCAAGGCCGCGGCACCGAGGAGCTGCAGCAATTTGACAAGACCCGCCTCGGTGACATACTGAGGCGCAGGAACGCACCCACCAACCGCGGAGCATGGGGCTAATGGCCAGCGTTGAAACGAATGTAGAGCAGCAAGACAGCCTGGCCGGCGTAGTGCTCGAACGCTATCGGCGTGCGAAAGAATATCGCGGCGTGTACGTCGTGCATCAAAAGCACACGGCCGAGACCTTGATGGAGCGAGCCGACAAGCAGTACCGGCGCGAATACACCAGCCAGGACGCGGCCGAAATGCAGGCTGCCTTCGGCTTCTGTCCGTCCCGGTATCTCGGCATCGTGCAGCAAAAGGTCAACGCCACGGTGGCCTGGTCGAATGACCTGATCGTGAACAATCTCGACTCGATGTTCACGGTGACCCCTTCTCCGAATCCTGACCTGGACAAGGACAGTCTCGACCGAATTCGCCGCGGCGTGCGAGCCCAGCTCCGCCAGCGGATGCTGGATGCAGGCATCGCAGACCCGCGCCTGCTGCTTACCGCCGACGGCGAACCTAACGACCGCATCAATGACTTCTTGCGCGAGCAGGTCATGGCGCTCAAGCAAGTAGAGCAGGCGCGGATCGTCGGCCTGGCTGCGTCACAAGCTCGCATCGCCCAGACCGCCATGCGCGACACGATGGTCGAAGGCGGTTTCCGCCAGGCCTACGCCGCCTACAGCTTCGACCGTGCGCTGCACGGCATCGGCATCATGCGCTTCCCGGACTGGCAGCGTAAGCCCAAGCTGGTGCACGGCCGCAGCGGCAAGGCCAGGCTCGAATGGGTCACTTCGCCCTGGTTCCGGCATGTCCGGGTGTTTGATTTCTTTCCGATCTGCGACGCGATCGACTACCAGACCAACACCGGCAACACCGAGCGCACGTCGATCACCAAGGCCGAGCTGATCAGCATGGCCAAGCAAGAGCATTTTTTCAGCGCCCAGATCGAGAAGATCCTGGAGGAGTTCGCGTTCCGCACGCGCAACTGGCTCGATGCTGACCAGCACGACCGCGACGCCGGCTGGTGGGGCCTGGACGAGACCATCCCGCTGCTGATCCACGAGGGCTACTTCTCTGGCGACGAGCTGCGCGAGTACGGCATCGACGGCATCGACCCGATGGACTACGTTTCGGCCCGCATCGAAGTCTGCGGCGCCCGCACCATCAAGTGCCGGCTGCTGCGGATGCCCGGCGGCGCCGATCGCTCCTACTTCGGCGCTCCGTTCAACAAGATCGGTGACAACCTCTACGACTACCTGGGTATGGGCGCGATGCTCTGGGATTCCGAGCAGCGCGTGAATCGCCTGATGCACCTGTTCGAGCACAACGCCGACTGGTCATCGCGCCCGCCGCTGCTGACCAACCCCTCGGTGTTCGAGAACCCCAACGACGCCCGCAACATCGTCCCCGGCGGCAGCTACCAGGTCGAGGATCGCTGGGCCACCTCCGGCTCGATGCCCGAACCGGTGCGCCCGATCCAGACGGTATCGGCGCAGTACCACCTGCTGATGACCCAGGTGGGAGCCATCCTGCGCCAGGCCGACGAGGACTGCGGTATCCCGGCGTTCGCCTACGGCGCCCAGGACTTCGGCCGCTCGTCCCTGGGCGAGTATTCCCAGCGCATGACCAACGCGCTGCGCACGATCAAGCAGTCGGCACTCAACGAGGACATGTATTTCATCGAGCCGGCCTTCACAGGCCTGTTCAACCACAAGATGACCACGGAAAAAGACTTCTCCGCGGGGCAGGACGTGGGCGTGCTGGTGCGCGGCATGACCGGCCTGCTGCGGGAGGACGAGCGCATCCAGCGCGAGCAGGCGGTGCTGCCGCTGCTGCTCAGCCCGGCCGCGGCCCAGGTTGTCCCCGAGCAGGCGGTGCGCTACGCTGTGCGCAACCTCTTGGAACAGGCCGGTTTCCCCGTGGAAGCGCTGGGCATGTCAGACCCCGCCATAGACCGCGCTCTTGCCGTGGCTGCAGGGCAACCGACCGCCGGCTCCACCCCCGGCGGGCCCCAGGTGCCGGCGCTTGACGGCCGCAGCGGTGCCGCTGCCCAGGCCAACGTCGCCTCGCCCTCCGGCGCCTCCCCGATCTCCATTCCAGGCCCCTCCATATGAGCATTATGATCGCCGGCCGTCACGTCCTGCTCGACGACCCGCTGTACCACACCGGCTTCAAGGCCTGGGGCGTGGTGGAAGGCTTCGACGGCGGCTCGGCCAAGCTGCGCCTGACCGGCGCCAACGGCCAGACGCGCATCATTTTCGTGCAGCAAGGTGGTTTCGTGAACGGGGTGCGGGTTGTGTTCTGGCACGAGCCGCTTCGGCTTGACCTGCCGTTCCAGAACATCACCAAGTACCAACGGCTGATGGACAACATCGTAGCGGAGTTCCCCTCGTGAGACAGATCATCAATCGCGATACGCTCGATGGTGTTTCTCCGACCTTCGAGATCCGCCACCAGATCACGATCGTCGCCCTGGGCCTGGAGCCTCTCGACGAAGTGACGCTCTGGCTGGTGCTGCAGACCACGCCGGCGCGTGACCCCTGCACCTGTCCTCCTGGCCAGGTCGTGTTGCCGTCGGTGCTCGACGAAGTGCAGCTGCTGTGCTGCGGCACCCCCGTCGTGCTGACCCGCGACAACCCGTTCGTCGTGCTCGATGCGCCCCAGGGCGTCACGATGCGAGCCAAGCTCGACACCGACACCCCGAGCACGCAGTCGGTCATGTTCCAGGAAACCACCACCCAGAACGTCAACGATCGCTTGCGCGGTTGCCCCTGCGGAGTCACGCCATGAGTCGGATCGTCCTGTTCAACTCCCTTTCGGCCAATCTCGACTCCGCCACGTTCGAGATCACGCGGCAGCGCACCTTCATGGCGGTCGGCATGGAGCCGGGCGACTTCATTACCTTCGAGATCGTGAAGGTCGCCCCTGGCGCCCGGTCATTCGTCTGCGGCTGCCGCGTCAGCGAAGCCGGCCCTGGCGTGATCGAGGGAGTGCAGGAACTGCAATGCCCGGCGTGCGAGGCCCTGACCCAGCGCCCGGTGCGCCTGACCCCGCAGAATCCGGTGGTCGTGCTCGACTTCCCCCAGGGCACGGTGATGCGCCTGGTGTACCACGGCACCGGGCTCGACCTGGGCCTGGTCACGGTCTGGACGGACGAGACCCACACCCAGGATCTCGACGACGTGCTGCGCGGCTGCCCGCCGATCTACTACGCCGACGACGACCAGCAATGGCTCCCGACCGGCAACATCCGCTGCGCCGCCGACCAGACCACCCTGGAGATCGAGGAGGTCAACGAGTGCGGCCGCACACGCTGGACATCGGTTCCTGGCGGGCAGGTCTGGACGGACACCGCCAACCTGCGCTGCCTGCCCGGCGGCGTCGCTACCGAGGTCGAGCAGACCAACCAGTGCGGCGAGCGCCGCTGGGCCCCAGGCCCGCCCCAGCTCTGGGTGGACACGCCGAGCGTGCGCTGCCTGGAGGACGGCCTCACGGTCGAGGTCGAGCAGACCAACCAGTGCGGCGATCGCCGCTGGGCCAACGCCGGCTACCTGCAGGTCTGGCAAGACACCGGCGTGCGCCGCTGCGTCAACGACCTGCTGCAGATCCAGGAAGTGAACAATTGCGGTCGTCTGCGCTGGGTGCCCACCGCGGTGTTCTGCGAGAACTCCCAGCACTCCATCGTCGGTCTGACCGTCGCCCCGAACCCTGGCCCGGAAGGCACCCTGTTTTGCTGGACGGTGCAGCTCGACGCGCCTGTGGTCGGGCAGCCCCTGGTCATCGCCGGCCTGCTGTCCGGGGCGGAGCAGGACACCAAGAACTACCCCCACCCGATTGCGCTCATCCAGCCTGGACAAAACTCCGGTCAACTTTGCGTGCTGACCGAGGACGACGCCCTGGTCGGAGGCCCCCGCGCCCTGTGCCTCAAGCTGCTGCCCAACCTGCGCATCATCAACGAGCTGCCGCCGGTCTGCGCGACCGTCATCGACAACGACGTGGTGGGCCCGCAGCCGTCCGTGCATACCATCGTGTCGGTCGTGCCGACCGCGGCCAGCATCACCGAGGGCGAGCAGGCGTGCTGGACGGTGACCCTGGACGGCCCGGTGGCCGAGGGTGCGCTGACCATCAACTTCGACCTGTCGGGCTCCGAGCAGGTCGTCAACGGCTACACCCCGCCGGTGCTGGTGCTGGCCGATGGCGCTACGTCGGGCCAGGTGTGCGTCCAGACGCTCGACGACGCCGTGGTCGAGCCGACCCTGCAGCTCTGCCTCAACGCGCTCCTGTCGCCGCGGGTGACCGCTGCGCCGGCTCCGGTCTGCATCAACGTCCTGGACAACGACGTGGCCCCGCCAGTGGATTCGCTGCACAACGTGCTCTCGGTGGTTGCGACCCCCTTGGCTGCCGCCGAAGGGTCGCAGTTCTGCTGGACGGTCACTCTCGACGGGCCGGTGGTCAACTCGCCGTTGGCCTTGGTCGGCGTGCTCAGCGGCCAGGAGCAGGCCAACGAAAACTATCCGTTCCCAGGCGTGACCATCCCGGTCGGCGCAAGCTCTGGGCAGATGTGCGTGACCACCAACCCCAACGCCGTCATCGACCCCGACCGTCAGCTCTGCCTGGCCGTACAGCCTGCGCCTCGTATCATCAGCGCCCCAGCCCCGGTCTGCGTCACGGTGCTCAACGACGACATTCCGGTTGGCGACTCCGTGCACACCGTGGCTTCGGTCACCGTGGCTCCGACCAGCGGCCCGGAAGGCAGCACTTTCTGCTGGACGGTGACGCTCGATGCACCTGTGACAGGTACGCCCGTCACCGTGACGGGCGTGCTCAGCGGCCAGGAGCAGGTCAACGAAGGCTACGCAGCCCCGACCGGCGTGATTGTGCCTGGGCTCAGCTCGGTGCAGCTGTGCGTGCAGACCAACGACAGCTCGGTCATCAACCCCGACCGCGACCTGTGCCTGGCGGTGCAGCTCACGCCGCGCATCACGGCCGCGCCGCCCCCGGTCTGCGCCACGGTGCTCAACAACGACTTCCCCTCGACGCACAACGTCGTGTCGGTCGTCGTGACGCCGCTGGCTGCCAACGAAGGCTCGCAGTTCTGCTGGACGGTGACGCTCAACACCCCGGTGGCCGGCGCTCCGCTGAACATCATCGGTGTGCTCAGCGGTGCCGAGCAGGCAGCCAACAGCTACCCGGCTCCTGGCGTGACCATCCCGATTGGCTCCAGCTCCGGTCAGCTTTGCGTGACCACCCTGGACAACAACGTCGTGGACGGCGATCGCCAGCTCTGCCTGCAGGTGCTGCCGAACGTGCGGCTTGCGTCCATCCCCGCGGCGGTGTGCGCCACGGTCATCGACGACGAATCCATCGCTGGTTCGGCCACCATCCAGGTCAACACCCCGGTGACCGAAGGCGGCACAAGCGTGTGGTCGATTCTGCTCGACGCTCCGGTCACCGGTACGCCGCTGACCCTGACGGTGGTTTACAGCGGCTCCGAGCAGGCGCTGCACAACTTCCCGAACGAGCTGGTGACCTTCGGCATCGGGGAGAACCTGGTTTACTGGCCGGTGAACCACCCAGACACGCCAGGAGCCGACGGCGACCGCGAGCTGTGCGGCACCATCCAGCCCAACCCGCGGGTGCTCTCGCTCTCGGGCCCGGCCTGCGTGACGGTGCTCGACGACGAGATTGCCTTGCCCTCGCTGCCGAACAGCCTGGGCGGTGACTGCATCGTCGATAGCCCGTCCACCGGCCAGAGCAGCTACCAGATTGCGATGCTGCCCAGCGGTCAAATGCAGGTAACCCCTGGCGGGTTGGGCTCCTCGAACTTCACCTGGATGCCGGCCGGCGAAGACCCGGCCAACTATGAGGTGCGGTTCGATGGCGGCGGAGTCGGCCCGGTGGTTTCCTCTGGTGCAGCTCGCGGTGTTTGGCTCTTGGCCAGCACCACGCGCATCTACCGTTGGGAGGTCAACGGCCCCGGCCCGGTCGCCGGAAACATCAACGGCACGCTGAGTGTGCGGCGCGTCGGTGAACCGGTGGCAGACGATACCGTCACCCTCGATGAAATCTTCATCAGCCTGGGCGTCGAGTGCCCGTAACCGAAGGAGTGAAACCGTGAACAAGTATTTCAACACCAGTGGCCCGAAGGTGGTCAAGACCATCAGCAAGACGCCCTCGCCGCGCTCGATCCCGAGCACGTCGGATCGGCGCCCGTCGGGTGATCGTCCGGCCCCGCTGACCCGCCCGTGCGCGTCGTGCGGTCGTAAGAAGTGACTCGCGATCAGCGGCTGTACGAAGTTCGCAAGGCGCTCGCGTTGGATGAGCGCCTTGCCGGGCTGCTGAAAGAGTTGGCCAGCGACTACGCAACCGATGCACTGCGTCAGCTGTACCACACCAACGAGCCTGCTGTGCTGATTCGTCAGTCCGGCCTGGCCGAAGGTGTCGAGAAATTCATCACCCACATTACCAAGGCTCCCACGACCGCTCAGAGCTGACCGGTCGTTCCCCTTGCTTACGGAGAATCAAACATGCCTACCGCCCTTGAACTTGCCCAGCAGCGTGAAGCCGACAAGCTGCGTCGCTCCGGTCTCAACCCCGACGGCACGCCGATGCAGCAGACCCAGCCCAACGCCCGCGACGACGAGGACGACCAGGACGACGATGACCAGGACGATGATCCCGCTCCCAACCGCATGACCGCGGAGCAGCAGGAGATCGCTGACCTGCGCCGGCAGCTCGCGATGATGCAGGGTCGGGTTGCGCCGGCGCAGCAGGGCCAGGAAGAATACCGGCAGCTGTGGGAAGGTGAGCGCCAGGCGCGGGTCAACACCGAGGCCCAGCTCCGGGCCCAGCTCGACGCGCTCCAGGCGCAGATCGACGCCTCGAAACCGGGGCTCCAGCTCGACCAGATCTTGACGCCGGAGGAAATTCAGGATATTGACCCACTTGTGCTGGCGGCAATGACCAAGGTTGCCACGGCCGTCGCCAAAACCGCGGCGCCGAAGGTCGATGTCAAGACCGCGACGATGCAGGTTTTGGCCGAACGCGAAGCGGAGAAGGTCGTGCAGCACCGTACCAAGGTGATGTCCGATCCGACCCGCGGGCTGCACCAGTTGGCGCAGCTGGCTTACGACCAGGATTTCATTGCCTGGTCGCGTGAAGATGACAATGATGTTGACAGTGTGATCACCTCGCTGCTCAAAGCTACCAGCACCGAGGAAGTCGATCGATATGCCAAGATCGTTGCGAAGCGCATTACCAAGTTCCGTGAGCGGAACTCGGATCGACAGCCGCCGGATACCCGCACGGCTCTTGGTTCGCACATGCGCCGCGATGTAAACGCCAAAAAGACCGCTGCCGAAGTCACGGCATTGGTCAACAAGGCGAAAAGTTTGGCGCGTTCCCCTCGCGCAGAAGATCGCGCCGAGGCAAAACGAATTCTCGACTCCCTCAACTAAGCAAGGAGCACCATCATGGCACGCAACAATGCCGCCGTCGGTTACGAAAGCGTCGAAGGCTCGCTCTGGGCCCCGCCGCGCATCGCCGCCAAGATCGTTTACAACTACCAGATCTGCTCGGTCACCCCGCAGATCGCCAAGTCGAACTTCCTGAGCGACGAGGAACTGTTCTGCGGCTCGAAGGTCATCTTCGGCACGGAGCAGGATCTCGACCTGTTCGGCATGGAAACCGACAACAACGAGCATCCCGAAACGCAGTCCGGGCCTGGCATCGGCAGCGACTCGCTGACCATCTGCCAGTCCAAAAAGTTCGAGTGGAAGATCTCGAACCAGGACAAGCGGATGATGTGCTCGAACTTCGAGCGCTGGGAAGCGAACCTCCGCCGCCAGATCTCCCGCAACATCACCAAGCTGGTCGATGCGTACTCGATCCCGAAGATCATCGCCTCGGCCTCGCCGGACAACGTGGGCACCACGGCCGGTATGCTGACCCACAGCGTCAACCTGGGCAACCAGGGCGCCGACGCGCTGGACGGCAACTCGGTGGCTGGCTTCGAGGAAATGATCCTGTCGCTGATGCAGGTGGCGCAGGAAGCCGGCCTGATGTGCGGCGAGGGTGAAATGTCCAGCCTGGGCGAGACCGCCGATCCGGTGATCCTGATCCCGCTGGCGCTGCAGCGTTGGGCCTTGAAGAACCTCAAGGAACTCAACACCTGCTGCTCCGATCGCAATGCGATGGTGACCGGCTACATGGGCAACATGTACGGTTTCCGCCTCATGGCGACCCGCTGGCTCGTTCCGCAGGATTTCGGCGCCGCCGGCGTCCTGGCCCCCGTCGTCCTGATCGATCCGATGCAGGTTCTCCACGCCTTCGATGTCATCACGAACAAGTGGTACGAAGGCAAGTGGGAGGACTACCTGGTCGGTGAGTTCGTCTGGGACACCCACGTTTTCAACCCGCATGGCGTCGCTGTCGCCATCAGCAAGGTCTGAGGAGAAACTTACATGGCACGCACTCCGAAAAGCGTCAACAACCTCCAGGTGTTCCGCGGTTCGCTGCCGAAGCCCGACGTGTTCGCGAAGAACGCCGGTGGCTGCTGCGGCCCCGACGCCGGGCCGAGCCCGGATCGTCTGGGCGAGCGCACCCGCTTCGACAACGGCCTGGCCCACAGCAACCCCACCGGCGCGACCGATCGCTTCACCGTCCCCAGCGGCAACGGCTTCGGCGGCGTTTCCCGCGAGATCATCGACCACATCAACGCGATTGGTGTGGGCGCCTCGATCTCCGTGATCGCGCTGCCGACCTACGGCTTCCTGACCGGCGTGGGTGTCCACGTCGCGGCGGAGGAGCCGGGCCTGACCTTCAACCTGAGCACCCGCAACGGCACTGCCCTGCCGGTGGCGGATGTGAAGGTCGTGCAGGCGGCGCCCGCGGCCGCGGGTTGTGCCATCACCCGCTCTGCGGCTGACGGTGCGCTGGCTTCGTTCTCCGGTTTCGGTGCGCTCGGTTCCGCCGAGTTCATCGACATCCTGGGGCGCGACGGCCAGGGCGAGTTCATCCTGGAAGCGGATGAGTTGATCCTGACCGTGGCCACCATGCCGGCTGGCGGTCTGATCAACGGCACGTTCGACATCACCGTGAGCGCCAGCTACGACGTGATCCATCGCGCCGAGCGCTGAGCCGCGGTAAACTCAGGCACCCCCGGTCGAAAGGCCGGGGGTGTTTGGCCAACCAGGAGAACCCTATGCCCGTCGTACAGAGTCGCGTCAACGGCATCAAGATCAACATCCCGGCCGACGCACGCAACATCGTGCATCGCTTCGCCACCAAGGGTGGCAACGAACTGATCTTCAACGCCAAGAGCCTGAAAGATGCCGGCGTGAAGTCGCGCACGCAAGCGCAGGATTCTGTCGTCATCGAATCCGAAGCGCCTGACAACCTGGCCTGACCCCGATGGCCGTCGCTCGCCAGCTCAGGTACTCCCCGCGGAACTTCCTGATCGTCGATTGGTCGAACGGTGGCCGTCCCTTTTCCGAGTGCGGGCTGCCCAGCCCCATTCCGTGTTTGACCGGCGGCGCCGGCTGCGGCGATGCGTGCGATCACCCGCTGCCTATCACCGAGGCCTTGACGACCTACGATTGGGAGCGCTGGCTCCCCGAGGTCATCGTTGGTATCGACGACCCCGACGAGGAGATCGCGGCCAACTACGTTCGCCAGGCGGCGATCGAGTTCTGCAAGGGCGCTCGTGTGCTGCAGCGTGAGATCGTGATCGAGCTGCAAGCCGACACCACGACCTACCCGGTTTTTCCCTACCCCGAGGAGCAGATCGTCGGGGTCATCGGCGTGCGCATGACCGACGACGACTGCGGTGTGTGCTCCGGGCGCGATCTCCTGTCTGGCGCCTGGCGCGGAAGCCAGTGGCGCCTGGACACGGCCCGCAACGCCTTCTCGATCGACAACGCGCCGTCCAACGGTGTGCTGCGGCTGCTCGTCTGGTCGGCGCCCACCGAGGGCGCGTGCGTGCACGACTCGTTCCTTTACGATCGCTTCCGCGCCGACATCACGATGGGCGCCCGGCTGCAGTACGCCGCCGCGGTTCACTTCCGTGATCGTGCGTTGATGGCTTCGCTGCCCTCTTACGACATGTTTGCACGAGCGATGCTCCTGGCCAAAACCAAGGCCTTGATGCTGCCTAATGCGTGGCAAGCGCGTGCCGGCACCACTTTCAGCGTTGGGCGCGGCCAGACCCGCGAAGATCAGTTTTTCCGCCGGGGGTAAGCCGTGACGTTCCGAGACTGGCTGCTGACCGTAGCGTTTCCGCTGAACGACGCTGAGCCCGGCAGGGAGTTCCAGCGTTACACGCTGCGTGACTTGGTGGCAGCCTACAACGCTGCGATGTGCCTGGTCGCAAAGTACCGCAAAGACCTGTTCACCGAATACAAGGTCGTGCCGCTCGTCGCTGGCAAGTACCAGGACGCTCGCGGCTGCTGCGGTGAAGTGCTCGACGTGCTCGACCAGACCGACGCCGACGGCAACCTGATCCGCCCGATCAACGGAGCGCGTGAGCGCCGCACCACGGCGAAGCGCAACTGGAAAAAGGCGACCTGCCTGCGGCTCCCCGACGGCCTGGATTACGTCGTCGAGAACGCGAACATCGACCGCAACATGCACGGCCGCTTCTCGGTCGATCCGCCGGTGCCGTGCGGCGTGGAAGCCTTCGTGAAGGTGAAGTGCGTTTCGCCGCCCTGCCCGTACACCGAAGCCGACATGAACGTGCAGATGCAGACCGATTGCATCCACCTGGTCGCGGCGTGGCACTACGTCCTGGCGACCATGCTCGCTGGCGATCAGTTTGCCAACGCTGCCGGCGGCAACAAGAACTACCACTACCGCATGTTCTTCGACATCCTGGGCGTCGTGCAGCGCCAGGAAGATCGCATCGAAAACCGAGAGGAAGCGACCCAATGAGCTGCGCCCCGTGCCCTGACTGCCCCCAGACCCCGCCGCCGGTGCTCCCGCGGTGCGACGTGGTGTTGCCCGACGGCACCTACGCCAACGCGACCGTCGTGGTCGAGAACGGCTGCATCACCGGCGTGCAGGCCGGGGCGCTGCAGGTCTATACCCCTGACCTGTGCTGCCCGACCGGTGGCGGTGGCAGCGGAGGCGGCGGCGACGGCCTGGACGGCCCGCCTGGCCCGCCTGGCGCGAACGCGACGATCGCCGTGGGGTCGGTCACCTCCCTGCCTGCAGGCGCTGTTCCAACGGTGGTGAACATCGGCACGCCGAGCAGCGCCATCCTCAATTTCGGCATCCCCCGCGGCGAGGACGGTGTGGACGCCGGCGCTGGCAGTGGTCTGAGCATCAACACCATCGGCATCGAGTTCGTCAACGGCCTGCTGCAGACCGTACCGGCGCAATGGCCTCCGGTCATGCTTGTGCAGGCCAACCCGGTGAGCACCGTCGGTGTATCGCTCACCGCAGTGGAAGATCCGGCCACCGGCATCGTGACGCTGACCCTGGATATGTCGGGCTTCGTGACCGACCTCACCAACTCGTTCCAGGCTCAGCTCGACACCATCAACGATCAAATGTCGGCGCTGCAGACGCAGCTCATTTCGCTGCAGACCGCGGTGTTGGCTTGCTGCCCTGGCACCGACCTGGACTTGAACGGCAACGGCCTTCCCGACCCCGGCGGCACCCCTGGTGTCAGCCCCTCTCCGCCTGTCATCCCGAACTGAGGAGCGCTCATGCCTGCCTACATCGCCAAGCGCTTCGGCGGCTCGACGCCGCGCCTGGCAGGGCACCTGCTGGGCGCCGACAACGCCGGCGAGGCACGGGACTGCAAGCTCTGGCACGGCCGGCTTGAGTCCTGGCGCCAGCCGCGCCTGGAGCGCACCGTCGGGCCCCTGGTCGGGACGGTGTTCCAATACGACTGCTGCTGGCTCGATTTCGAGGGCTGCGCGGACGTGGCCCAGGGCCCGGTCAACTGCCGCAAGCTGTTCATCACCGGCTGGGAAGATTACCCGGTGGTCATGGAGTTCGATGCCGCCTGCCAGGCCACGACCCGCCGGCTGGGCGTGCCCTGCGGCGACACGCCGCTCTCGGCCGTGTACGGCGCCCTGGGCACGACGGCGCCCCGCGACACCGAGAGCCGCAGCTACGCCTACCAGTACGTCAACGCGGCCGGCGAGCGGGGCGCCCTGTCCCAGGCCACGGCGCCGTTCCAGGCACGGGACGGCCAGAGCGTGCTGCTCTCGGGCTGGCCGCTCCCTGACCCGTCCTGGGGCATCACGCACGTCCTGATTTACCGCTCGGTCGCCGGCTACCAGCCGACCAGCAAAGAGAGCAGCAACGTATTCGACACGACCTGGATGCTGGTCGCCAAGGTGCCGATCGGCGCGGTCTCGTTCACCGACACGGTGCTCAACGAGCTGCTCATCAGCGCCCTGGAAGAAGATCAGGCTCCGCCCCCGCCGGCGGCGCTGCAGGGCATCGTCCACATCGAGAGCATCAATTCCCTGGTCGGTTTCGTCGGCCGGCGGCTCTACTACAGCGAGAACAACAGCTACCACCAGTGGCCCTACTACCAGGATCTCGACGACAACATCCTGGGCATCGTCGAAAACAACGGCCTGCTGTACGTCGCCACCGACGGAGCCCCTTACGTCATCGTCGCCGCGGTGGACTGCAAAAACGCCGGGTGTCGCGAGGCGATCCGGTTGCCGGTCGTGCTGCCGATGGCCGGCGGCGGCAACCGGCGCATGGCAGCCACGCCCCAGGGCGCGGTGTACCCAGGCCACGAGGGCCTGGTCATGCTCTCGGGCCGGAACAGCCCGACCCTGCTCACGCACCCGCTGTACGCCCCGGACGACTGGCAGCGCCTGGCGCCCAACACCATCGTGCCGATCGCCCACGGCGGCAGCCTGTTCGTGTTCGGCCAGGGCGGGTCGTTCGTGCTCAAGCTCCCCGACGGCCCTGAGAACGGCTGGCAGCTCGACCTGCACAGCACGCTCTCCGACACCGACGTGCGCCAGGCCCAGGTGACCCGCAACGGCGCCCTGTTCCTGCGCCTGCAGGACGGCCGCGTGGTCGAGTGGGACAGGGGCGACCAGCTGCGGCCGCATCGCTGGGTTTCCCCGGAAGTGGTGACCGACACCCCGATCAATTTCGGCGCCGCCCACCTGCGAAACCTGAACGGAAGCGAGAGTGTTACCATCGTCAACGACCACGGCCAAAGGTTCCAGCGTGACGTTGCCTCGCCGCGGGCCTTCCGGCTTCCGAACTGGCTGCTGGGCACCCGCTGGCGTGTCACCCTGGAAGGCACCGCATCGGTGAGTTTGTTCTCGATGGCCACCTCTATGCAGGAGCTTGGGAGCTGATATGCCTTTTCTCGTTGTCCAGCCGCCGACCGATGAGACCCGCCTGGCCGAGCTGGGCCGCGAGATCATCGCCGCCGCCGCGGCGTTGGGCGGCAAGCTCGACACCGAGCCGTTCCTGCTGTCCTGGCTCAACGGCACCCGCGTGGTGGTCGAGCGCGACGCCGCCGGCGCGATCGTCGGCATGGGCCTGGTCTCCGTCGGCCGGCGCTGGGTGCAGAGCGATTTCGCTGCCACGCTGCTGTTCTTCAATGGCAGTGAAACCTTGTTCGAGTTCATCAAGCAAATTTGCTCAGCCCTGGGGTCGTCGGCGCTGTACGCAGAAACTGCGCAGCTGTCGGAGTCGCCGGAAAAATCCACGTTTGAAGTCACTCGGTTTAACTTGACCTGACATGGCCGGATGCGGAACCAACTGCGTCACCGATAGCGCCTACGTCCAGGCTGCTGAAAAGCAGGCCAAGGCGATCGCGGCGCAAGCGGCTGCGGACATCGCAATCCAGGTAGGCATCGCGCTGTGGCAGCGCAATTCGAGCCAGTCGATCAGCAACATGCAGACCAACCTGGCCAACCAACAGGTCGAGTTGGCTGAGCGCGTTCATGCGCACGCCGTTCTGTTCTGGCCCGAAGAAGCTGAGCTGGTCAACGACATCTTTGGCGAGGCACGCACGACGCCGGTGTATGACCTGGGCACCGGCTGGGGCGAGATCGCGAACCAGACCCTTGCCGACGCCCGCCTCGTGTGGCTCGACACCAGCCGCGCCGAGTGCTTCGCTCCCGACCGGTGCGACGACGCCCGCTGGCAGCGCAACGCCGCGCTCAACGAAGTGGACATGACCTCCTACGGCTACCGCCAGGCGGAAGCCCGCAGCGAGATCCTCAACGACCGGCGCTACGCCCGCCAGCTGGCGGCGCTGGGCATGAGCCGCGGCTCGCTCAAGTCGCTGCTGAGCTACCAGGATGTCGGCCAGACCTCGGGGCTGTACGCCGCCACCGCGCTCACGGAAGGCGTCAACAACGTGCTCGACGCCTACGGCTACTACGCCGAGCGCAGCCTGTCTGCGCCCGAGCCGTGGGCCGCGGGCGCACGCTCCAGCATCGGCACGACCGCCCGGATGGGCGGCACCGTACAGACCGTACAGACGGCCCAGAGCCGGCGCAGCGAAGCCACGACCTTCGGCATCCCCGATTCCGCCGCAGGCACGGTGAGTCAGCTCCCGCCCGTCGCGCCGGTGCAGCGTCGCGCTCGCCCCGGCAAAGCCGGTGAATCAGATCAATACCTCATCGACAGGGGGCGCTATGACCTCCTGTAATCCCGGTCGAGGAGAAAGCTGATGGCTAATTGCCTGAGCGACGACGGTTATACCGACGGCGAAAAAATCCGCAGCGACGCGGTAGCCAACGCAGCGCTTGCGCGGCAGGTTGCCTCCGCTGCGATCGCGATCGACAACGCGAACCGGTTGATCGAGAACTACCGCGACCAGCGCGACATTTCGCAGCGCACGATCGACATCGCTCGCCAGCAGCAGCAGCAGCTGGAAACCGTGTATTGGCCTCGCGAGGAGCAATTCCTGGCGGAGTTCTCCAACCCCGACCCGATCGAACCGGTCGAGGTGATGGGCGCCCGCTACGCAGGCCGGCTCGTCGCTTCGGTGGCGGCTGCTTTCGCGAAGGAGCTGCACAGCGTCCGCTGCTCGGCGCGGCGCTACTGCACCAGCGCCAACCAGAAACGCTTGCAAGACCTGATGCTGGCTCGTGGCACGGCGATGGCCAACGCTCGCGTGCTCGGCCGCAACATCGCCTTCGCTGAGTTCCAGGCCCGCACCGATATCAACCTGAGCCGGCGTATGCAGGCCGTGGCCATTGGCCGCGGGCTGATCGCCCAGGCCATGTCGCTCTACGCCGCCGCCGGTGCAGGCTTCGCCAACGCCGAGGCCGACATTTCGCGCAGCTTGAATTCTGCGTTCGCTGACTTCGGCGCCTACGGCGAGATTCGCCGCAATGCCCGCCAGCAGCGGCGCGGATTCGACACCCCTGACACCACCGAAGTGCGGATGCCTGGCACCGTTGACTCGGGCTGGAACGGCGCCGCGCTGCCCGGCATGACCGCGAACTTCGGCTTTCGCTCCAGTGTTGATGGCTTCCAGAATCTCGACGCCAGCAACCTGATGAAGGGCGATGAGGCTGGTCTTTCGTCCACCAGTCAGCCCAACGTGTTCCAAAACATGCAATCCGAGCAAATGAACAACGGCAAGGTCGGCAACAACGACCTGGCTCGCACGGGAGTCAAGGTTTTCCCGGTGATCGGTGGCCCAGGCACGGTGCGCATCGACATGGATCTGTTCCCGCTCAAGTACGTTGATGACCGCACCGAGGGCGACTCAGGGATTATCTAATCATGGCCATAGACTTCACATCGATCTACCGAGGCCGACGCGCCGCTCGCCAGGACATCCAGGCCGAGCGCCTTAGCGCTCAGCGCGAGGAGGAGTTCGCCTTCCAGCGCCAGCAGCGCGAGCAGCAGGCGCTGAGCCAGAGCTACGATCGCGACGCCACGGCGTACACCGCGACGCTGCTGGGCAATATGCAGCAGGCCGCGAACGCGGGCCAGAGCGACCTGGACTACATGATCGAGCAGCGCAACGTCGTGCTGCAAGATCCGAACTTCCAGGCGTTCTCGCCGGAGGTGCAGCAGCGCGTGCTGGCCCGCCTGGGCAGCGCCGCGCAGGTCACCGCGCAGCAGTACGTCGATGCCGGCGAGCTGTCCGCCGCCCGGCGTCTGTACGATGCCTGGGGCTGGGGCAACCAGATCTCGGACAAGCGCATCGCGGCTTCCAGCGGAAACATCGGCTCGATCCTGGCGACCTACGATCCGAAGGGAGAGCTGTATAAGGCCAACCCGGACGGCACGGTCACCATCCTGGCCACCGGCGTGAACGTCCCGCAGGATCGGTTCGCTGCCGCGATTGCTGCCGGCGGTGCAGGCGCGGTGCCGGTAATTTCTGCCGGCGTGTCGGTCGAGAACACGCAGCGCGAGCAGATCGACACCGCCAACGCCGCTGCACTTGCTGCAGCCAGGCAGCAGCAGGAAAACGATCTTCTTCTCCGCGGCTTTACCCGCCAGCCGGGCGGGTTTTTCCAAGGCCCCAACCCCAACGATCCAACCACGGTGCTGCGCGTGCAGCTGCCGACGGTGCCTGGACAGGAGCCGATCATTTCGATCGCTCCCGCGCCGCCGGTGGCTGCGCCCGCAGCAACAGCAGCGGCAGCGACGCCTGGCGCCGCGGCGACCCCTGCCGCCCGGATTGCCGAGCTGCAGAGCCAGCTGCCGGCGCTGCAGACCGCCTACGACACCCTGGCTGCCGAGGAAGCCAACCTGAAAAACTGGCTGGCCGCAAACGCCACGCCGGCGCCGCTCAGCGCAATCGATGTGCGCTACGGAATTGCTCCGCGGCTGGTGCCGGTCAACGGCGCTGATCCGCTGGTGCTCGAACAGACCCAGAAGCGGCTCCAGGAGCTGCGCACGCAGGTTCCCGAAGCCCTGGTGCAGCTCAAGGTCGTGCGCGACCAGGCCCTGCCCAGCGCGAGCGCCGCGGCGCAGGTGCAGACCATCGGTGCGGGCGCTCCTGCGGCTGCAGCTGTTCCCCGGCAGCCGATAGTAGCCCCGTCAACGTGGCTGCAGCAGGCGATCAAGCCGCCGTTCAACCCCGCCGCTGGTGCGGCCTGGGCTGCCGAGGCAATGAAGCCGGCGCTCGCCGCCGGTGCTACGCTCGAAAGGGCCGAGGCTCGCAACCGCGAGTCCCCGCGCATGGTCGATGCCTACATCAACGGGCTGGAAGGCCGGATGCGGGCGCTCGCCGCGGTGCCAGGCTCGGAAGCTGAGATCGTGGAGTTGCTGGCGGCACGCAACAACCTGATCGCGGCGAAGGCAAAAGGAGTACCCCGCTGATGGCCTCTCGTCTTGAAAGGGTGGAGCCGTACCTCAACAACCCGAACGTGCGGCGGTATCTCGACATGATTTCTGCGGCCGAAGCGACGCAGACGCACGGCTACCGCACGGCGTTCGGCGGCGGCAAGATCGCCAAGCTGGACGATCATCCGCGGGTGCTGCACGCCTTCACCCAGACCGACGGCAAGAAAAACAAGACCGGCGCCGCTGGCCGCTACCAGATCACGCTGAGCACCTGGGATGACGTGTCGAGCAAGCTCGGCCTCAAGGATTTCAGCCCGCGCTCGCAAGACCTGGTAGCGATCGAGCTGCTGCGCCGCGCCGGTGCGCTTGACGCCGTAGCGAACGCTGACTGGCAGACCGCGATCGCGAGAAGCGGCGGCGCCTGGGCCAGCTTGCCGTCGAGTACCTACCCGCAGAAAAGACGCTCGATGGAGTTCGTGATGAATCAGCTCAACGCCAACACGACCGGCGTACTGGCAGGAGGCCCGCCGCCCGCCGCCGCGCCCAGCTTGCGCGACATGACGGCGCTGCCTTCCTGGCTGCAGCAGCTGCCGCCGATGACCCCGCCGGCGCAGACCGCGGCGACGCCGCCTGCTGCGTCGCCGGCGGTCACTGCAGCGCCGGTCGCGCCAGGGGTCAGCCCTGCGGTGACGGCGGCAGGGCTGATCGCTCCGCCTTCGGTGCCGGCCACCGCGCCAGGAGCGGTCAACAGCCTGATCGCGGCTCTGAGCCCGGCAGCGGCTCCCGAGGCGCTGGGCCCCATTGACCTGCCTGAGCCCTCCGAGGAAGATGATCAGGCCCTGGCGGACGGCCTGCGCACCGACGTAGGCAACATGCGCGAGCGGGCCGTCGCTGACTTCTTCGGAGAGGACTTCATGCCCGACATGCCGCTGCCCGAGGCGCTCGACAAGAGCATCAATCGCTACCTGGCGCTGCTGTAATGGCGAGCAAAGACCTGTTCGACCTGCCGCTGGGCAACGTCAAGATCCAGGATTTTGCCGACGAGATCTCGCCGGCGTTGCGGTTGCTGCGCGAGACAGCGCCCCCGCTGCCTGCGGCCGTGAAGCTCCCGCCCGCGAGCGGCGCCTTCGGCGCGGCCGGCCGGCGTGTCGGCGCCCAGCGCACGGCCACGCAGAAGCAGCTCGAAACCGCGCAGGGCCAGGCCGCGCTGGCCGCGATGCCGTCCTGGGAGCAGATCAAGAGCGGGCTGCAGGGCTTTGATTCCCTGCCCTACAGCGAGCAGAGCCGGCTCTACGCCGAGTTCGCGGACAACTACCTGGCCGCGGCGAAGCAGGCCAACCCCGACGCTGACATCTTCGCGCTCGACCAGGAGCTGCGCACAGCCCAGCCCCCGCCGGTCGAGCCGACCCGCACCTGGGGCCAGGCGGTGACCGACCTGGGCAGCGGCCTGGCCGGAGGCCTGGACGGCTTTATCGGCAGCATCGCCTCCGCCGTCGATCCCGCCGGTGACGTGGCCGTGGCCAGCCGGTTCCGGGGCCAGGAGCGGGCGGCTGGCCGCTCGGCGGTCGAGATCGACAACGCCAAGCAGATCGCGTTCGAGACCCAGCAGCTGCTGGCCGACCCGGAGCTGAGCATCGTCGGGCAGCTGCTGGGAGAAGCGAAGATCGCCGGCAGCAATCTCAGCATCGCCACCGTGGGCGAGCTGATCGGCGGTCTGGTGCCGAGCCTGGTCGCCGGCGGCGGTATCGCAGGCGGCGCTCGCTACATCGCGATGCGGCGCGGCGCGTCGGCCGTAAACGCAGCGCTCACGGGCGCTAAAGCCGGTGCCCGTGCAGGCCTGGCTATCGAAGGCGTGTCCACTGGCGGTGAGGCTGCGGCGCAGGCGTTCCAGAGCATCATGGACGCGCCCCTGGCCGACTTGCAACAGGACGCGCAGTGGGCTCAGCTCCTGGCCGAGAACGGCGGTAACGAGGCGGCAGCGCGGCAGGCCCTGGCCTCCGATGTGGCGCGGGTGGCCCAGGCCTGGGGCACCGCTGCCGGTGCCGCCCTGGCGGCGATCCCCGGCGCCCTGGAAAAGCGTGTGGGTGCCGCTGCGGCCGGCGTCGCTGCGCCGCCGCGGGGCCTGGGGCGGCGCGTGGCGGGCCTGGCCGGCACGGCCGGCATCGAGGGCGTGACCGAAGCCGCTGCGCCGATCTCCAGCAACATCGCGCTGGGCGAGGACAACATCCTGGCCGGCGCCGGCGGTGACTTCGTGCTCGGCGCCCTGGCCGGCACCGGCGGTACGGCCGTCACCACGGTAGCGGGACGAGCGCTCGGGCGCCGCGAGCCGGAGCTGGGCAAGGAACCGGGCGACGCTCGCATCACCCGCAACCCCGACGGCACCTTCTCGGTGGCAACGCCGTCGGGGCCGGTCACGATCGACAACCTGGCCGGCGCACGCCAGATCGTGACGCGCTTCCCAACGATCGACGCGCTGACCGGCTCGCCCGAAGCGCCGAGCACGACACCGGCGACGCCGGCCGGGCCGTCGATCCTCGACATCGGCGGCGCCCAGGTTTCGATCGGCGCCGATGGCATCGCCGGCTACGCGCCTGGCCAGACGCCCAACGCGACGGCCGACGCTTTCATCCAGGGCCAGAACTTCACGGCGGTGTCGGTGCCCGAAGGCCCGGTCACCATCGACCAGCTCAACCCGATCGACATCCCGGTGCCGACTGCACCGGAGCGCCCGGCGACGCCGGTTACTGAGCGGCTCAGTGCTTCGCTGGCTGCCCAGGCTCGCGGCATGACGGTCAATCCGTTCCTGGCGCTGTCTGCTGCAGGCGACATTTTGAGGGACGCCCCGCCCGAGCGAATCACCGATACCGTCAACCGCGGTGGCCCGCCGGTGCTCGATCCGACGCAAGATCCCGGCGGCTACTTCGTGCGCACGCTGGGCATAGGCCTGCGCTTGAGCCACAACAACCCGCTGGCTCGCTGGATTCCAGCGGTCAAGGCATCGGCACCGATTCCGCAGGTGCTGAGCGTCATGGCCGGCGATCCGACCGCCGGCGTGGTGAACCAGCAGGCGGCGTCGGGCTTGCTGGAGCTGTTCCGTGCCAGCGGCACGCCCTTCCCGGCGCTTCGGTTCAGCGCACGTCTGGGAACTGGAACCAGGAGCGGTTCTCGGACGCTGGGCTATTACGACGCAGCCTCTCACTCGATCAAGATCGGCGCCTTCGGCACGGCGACGACGGTGAACCACGAGGTCATGCACTCGCTGACTGAGAAAGGCTTGTCGCGTGTTGCTTCCTCGACCACGCCCGAATCGCGTGACCTGATGGCGTTGATGCGCTTCCTGCACCAGCGCATGAGGACGGTGGCCAACGGCAGGCAGGTGTACGGCCTGTACGATTACGGCCGCGGCGTGCGCTCGGAAATGCTGGCGGAGCTGATGAACCCTGAGTTCCTGGCGCTCGCCGCTCGCACGCCGCTGGGCCCCAACGTGCCGGCTGCTGCGCAACGTGCGATCGCTCGACTCAACGCGGCGCCGACCAGCACCATTCTTGAGGTGCTCTCGCGCCTGATCTCGCGCATTTTGGCTTACCTGCCGAACACGACGATGGCGCCGGACAATGTGCTGAATATCCTGACGCGAGCCGCGGCGGAGTTCGCGTCGCAGACGGCGCCCGCCGCTCCGGTCGCTGCGCCCGCCGCTCCGGTGGCTGCGCCTGCGCCCGCCGCTCCGGTGGCTGCGCCTGCACCCGCCGCTCCGGTGGCTGCGCCTGCGCCTGCGCCTGCGCCTGCGCCTGCGCCCGCCGCTCCGGTGGTTTCTGCGAGCCCGCTTGCCGCAGTGCGCACTTCGCAGCCGGTGACGCTGACCCTGCCGCGGGGCAGCGGCGGTGACCCGAACGTGATCTACACCGACGTGCAGGTTCCGATCGCTGGCGAGGGCACCTACTTCGCTGACACGCCTGAGAACGCCGCCGGCTACGGCACAGTGAACACGCATACCGTGAGCCTGCGAGATCCGCTGGTCATCGAGACCGATGCGCAGTGGCGCTACCTGACCATGACAGGCGCGAACTGGCCGTATCCGAATCTCTCGGGCTTGTCGGAGCAGGAAGTGCTCACGGCAACCCAGGCGCTGCGCCAGTACCTGCTCGACAGTGGCTACGACAGCCTGGTCATCCGCATGGATCAGACCGGCGACAACGCTCGCACCCTGCGCAACGTGTTCGGTCACGACCAGGTGGTCAGCTACAGCCCGGAGGTCGCTCAGCAAATTCGCGATGAGACCCCGGCCGCGACGCCTGCGCCTGCGCCTGCGCCCGCCGCTCCGGTGGCTGCGCCTGCGCTCGCTCCAATCACAAGCGTCGAAGGTACGGTCGCGGAGCTGCGGTCGCTGCTTGGTCAGCTTGTCTCTCCGGCTGCTGACTACGACGCTGAAAGTCTCGCTGCGCTGATCCAAAGGCTGCAGCTGCTGAGCGCCGAGGTGCGCGAGACTCTGCTTGAAGAAATCTGGTCAACGCAGCCGTTTAACCCGCAAGTCAGCTCTGTAGTGCAGAATGAAATCGATCGTTTGCTCAACGAAGCTGCCGCACCTGATTTGAATCTGGAGCCTATGCCTCCGGTGGGAGCCCCTGACGCAGAGGTATGGGCGGCTGCTCGGCGCAATGCGGATCGTATTGCCGCTGCAGGTCTGAAAGGGGACGCAAGTATCATAGCAATGGGCGACTCGTATGCTGCGCTGCTGCGCGGCCCGATTGGCTCGTCAGACGCAAGGCTTGCGCTGTTCAACATCGCAGCAGGAGATCCTGTTAGTGCCGCGAGAAGTGCTGCGCTCGCTGCCGCGGATGCGCAGTACGGCTACGGTCAGACGGGACAGGACACGACGCTTGAGCCAGGGCCCTCTGATCCGGCGGCTCCGGCTCCGCAAGGCGTGCAGCTTGAGCCGATTCCAGAGAACGCTTCCGCGGCAAAAATCTGGGCAATCGCTCGGCGCAATGCCGATGTCCTGAGCAACTCTGCGCTGCCTACCCACGAGCGCGACGCTCTGTGGGATTCTATTGCCGTTCGCCTGCGTCAAACTGGCGGTGTAATCAACGTAGATGCACGTTCTGCACTGTGGGGCGTGGTTCGCGGTGACAACATCACCGACGATGATCGTGCTGCGTTGGCTGCTGCCGACCAGAGCTTTGGCTACAACACTCGCGCTGTAGGCGATCGCTTCGACGAAATGATCTCTCGGCTTGAAAGCAGTCGCATCGACATCATGGGCGAGGACAACGAAGCTGTCATCACCGAAGCCCAGAACGAGATCGATCGAGCGCTCGCGCTCGTACCGGAGCTTTCTGCTGCCGATCGGCAAGCGCTGCTCGACCACGGCAACGATCTCAATCCGCTCGAAGATTCTGAGATCCGCGACATCCGCCGGCGCTTGCTGCCGGCGGGCGCTTCGTCTGGGCTGGATCTGGTTCGTGCTCAGCTCACGGAGACCACTTCTCCGATTCATACCTGGAACCAGGCGTTTCGTATTGCAGTGACGGTGCGTGGAATGGCGGGGTTGACCCAGAGCCAGCGCTTTGAAGCCTCGCGAGCACTGACCTTTCATATCAGCCGGCAGCCTAACAGCGGCATCACGCGGGACGGTATTCTTGCCCTGCAAGATATTGCCGAAGGCGATACCGTCACGCAGGCGATGATCAACGACATCGATAACGTGGACGGGCTGCTGGGCGCTCTGAACCGGACATACGCCGCTCTCCAAGCTACCGGCAACATCGCTCCTGG